GTTTTCGTATGGCTGTGTAATGCAATTTATTGCGCAACAGAGAAAAAGTCACCTGTGTTTATAAGGATCATCGGATCGATAGGCTGTCTCATAGCAATGACACACTATTTCGGGAAATTTGCCTAACACGTAATTTGGGGAAATTGGTTCGCAAAATTGATACGGAGGATCGAGATGTATAAAGCACTTACGCAATACGATCACGAAAAACTCACAGCTTTTTTTGTATCACACTGTCCAAACAAAAACTCCACATGTAAAACGGGAACGCCGTTTCCAAAAGATGCATGCAGGTTAGAAGACAGCGAAGAAGAACCTTGCAAATGGTATGTCGAGGGGAAAGGCTGCACGCATAAAAAGCACCCAAGGAATAAGAAAGGATGGAAGGAATGACAAAAGAAACTCTTCGGGAATACAGGGACATTCTGGAAGAGATCGCAGAACACGAGGAGATGCTGGCTGAGTTAGATGCCAGGGCGACAAAATGCACAACACGAATGAGTGATGAACCACATGTCCAGAGTCAGATACACGACAGCATGGCCGAGGTTGTAGCACAGAAGGTGGATGCTTCAGTCCACATTAACACACTGGTTGCTCAGTCATATCAGGTATTGGGAGATATAGAAACAGCAATCAACCAGCTACCATCAAGGAGTAGGAGGGTTATCAGGCACAGGTATGTTGATGGGATGAGTTGGGAAAAGATATGTGTGACAATGGGGTATGAGTGGGCGCAGATACATCGGATACATGCAGACGCATTAAAGCAATTGGAAACGTGATACACAATGATACACACATGCATGATATTCTTATAACATCGAGATGACCGGTGGTGCATCGGGTAAATGCGTGGGGCGCTTAATGCGTACAGGTGTGGCAGCAATGTCACTCCTTTTCCATGCCCGATGTTGTGATAGGTGAACAATGGCAAAGGCATGGGCAAAGTCATTCTATAACAGCAAGAGTTGGAAGTGTGTACGCGACCAAGTGATCAGGCGTGACCACTACGGATGCCGGAACTGTTACCAACGGGCCGAGGAAGTACACCACGTAACTGAGTTAACACCAGACAACATACATGACAACGCCATCGCATTGAATCCAAGCAACCTTATCAGTCTGTGCAGAGACTGTCACATGAAGATCACACATGGGGTTACGGGTCACGTCATTGAGGAATACACGTTCGATGAGAATGGCATGGTCGTACCGGTATCCCCCCCATGAAAAATATCAAAAATTTGCTGTCAGAAGACCGGGCGCACTCTCATCTGTTACCCACTGACTCGCGCGAGGTCCCCCTACCATAAGGAGTTGATAGATTGGAACGAGTTGATACAAAATCAGACAGAATCTTGAAAGAGGACAAGCGACTTAGAACGATGTACAAGGATTTGCCGAAAGATGCGATGAGTTTGTACGACGGTATCATTCGGAGAGCTGCGTACATGCGTGTGACTCTGGAAGACTACGAGGCTGATCTGGATGCCAATGGATATGTTGAGCTTTTCAGCCAATCGGAGAAGACGGAACCGTATGAGCGGGAAAGACCTGTTGCTAGACTCTACAATACCATGAACAAAAACTATCAGTCCATCATGAAGCAGCTTGGTGATGCAATGCCGGAACAAACGGGAGTGGACGCCGGATCTGACCTAATGAAATTTGCATTGGGTGTGGTGAAATGAATTGGCCGAGAGTGTACCTGGAGGCGATACGAAACGGGACTGAGGTAGTATCAAACAAAATACGAATCGTGTATGAACGGGAAGTCGCGTGGATGGATAACGCAGACCTCCCGTTTTTGTTTGACGAAAAAGTGGGCGAACGACCAATAGAGTTTATCGAACGCTACTGCAAACACTCCAAAGGGAAATGGGGAAAGCATCCGGTCCAACTTGAACTGTTCCAGAAAGCAAAAATCCAGTTAATATTCGGATGGATCGAGAAGGAAACAGGAAAGCGCCGGTTCCGTGAGGTTGTCGATATACGAGGCCGGAAGTGCGGGAAGTCCACCGAGACAGCCGCCATTGAGCAGTACATGATGATTGCTGATGGAGAGTCTGGAGCCGAGATTTACTGTACTGCCAACAAGAAAGATCAGGCGTCACTTGTTTTCAATGAGGCCGTCAACATGCGGTCACAATCCGCAGCACTGAGAGCAATCACAAAGAAGCGGCAGAGCGACATATACTTCCCGGCAACATTCAGCAGCATCAAGGCGCTGGCAGCAGATACCAAAACAATGGACGGGTTAAACGCTCATTTCTTCAGCCAGGACGAGTTTCATGAAGCACGTGACAGAAAGATATATGACGTAATGAAACAGTCTCAGGCGGCACGTGAGCAGCCTATAGCATGGTTGATCAGCACTAATGGGTTTGTCAGAGAGATGTTCTTTGATGACATATACGCATACTCGTCACATGTCGCACTATGGGATTCTGGGTTTGAAGATTGGAGGACGCTTCCACTCATATACGAACTGGACCGGCGCGATGAATGGACTGATCCGAAGTGCTGGATGAAAGCGAATCCCGGTCTGGGCGCAATCAAGTCAATTGCTACCCTGGCGGAGAATGTTGAAAAGGCAAAGCGTGATCCGAAGTTCCTTCCGACTGTGCTGACAAAGGACTTCAACATTCCTGAGAACACATCCGAGGCATGGCTTGACTACACATCAATTGTCAACGAAACGGTTGTACCGATGTCATACCTGCAGCATTCATATGCTGTGGGCGGATGTGACTTGTCAGCCGTCCGTGACTTGACCTGTGCATCCTTGCTGATAAAGAAACCCAATGATGCTAACTTCTACGTGCTTCAGCATTATTTCCTTCCCAAAGCCCGTGTGGACGATGTGGAATCCAGCAACCGAAAAGAAGCGCCATATAGACTGTGGGCTGACCAAGGTTTGATGACGATTTGTGATGGAGCATCTGTTGATTTCCATGCCGTGACAACCTGGTTTGCTGACATGGTTGCGACATATGATATCAGGCCGCTGTGGGTTGGATATGATGCAGCCTTGTCCGGATACTGGCGCGAGGAAATGGAGCAAGTCGGGTTTGACATGGAGAAAATACGGCAAGGCCCGTTTACCTGGACTTACCCGATGAAGCAAATGGGCGCAGCGTTTTCTGATCACATGGTTGTCTACCAGAACCATGCAATCCTTCGCTGGTGCCTTCTAAACACCGGAGTAAAGACGATGAACAAGGATGGTATAGAGAGTATCCAACCAGTTAAATCATCGGCCACAAGGCGAATAGACGGTGCTGTTTCGCTATTGAATGCATGGACGTGCATGACGAACCACGAAGAAGAATATAAACGATATGTGAGATAGGAGGGATGGGGGTGAGATTTCGCAACGCCATTCAGTCGATATTCGGAGGAATTCGGCAATTTGTGACATCTGCATGGAAAGAGATCGGGATGTATTCCGCGATGTTTACCAGCTTCGGGCGCGACATCTACGCGAATGACGTTGTGAGGGCATGTATACGCACGCTGGCGGAGCAGTCAAGCAAAGCAAATGCAAAGGTGATCCGGCGCGGAGAGAATGGGCGCATTGAAGGTGATAAAAGACTCCAGCACATGATTCAGTACCGTCCGAACATGTACATGAACGGCAAGGATTTCATTTACAAGGTGAGAACCTTGCTGGAAATCAACAATGTCGCGTTTGTGTATATCATGCGGGACAATACCGGAAAATGCGTGGGGTTGTACCCTATGCCAGCCGCATCATATGAGGCTGTTGACAGCGCAGGACGGTTGTATATCAAGTTCAATTTTCCAAACGGAACCATCATGACTCATTCATGGGAAGATCTGGCCGTTATTAGAAAGGATTACAATACATCGGACATTTTCGGAGACAATAACAGCGCAATCATCACATCACTTGACTTGCTGAACACAACCAACCAGGGCATGGCAAATGCGATAAAATCAACCGCTAATTTGCGCGGTATACTGAAGTCAACAAAGGCGATGCTGTCACCAGAAGACACGAAACGTCAGAAGGATCGGTTTGTCGAGGACTACATGACCATGACAAACGGATCCGGAATTGCTTCACTCGACTCAACACAAGATTTCAAGGAGTTGAACCTTACTCCGCAGCTGGCAAATTACAAGAGCGTCGAGGAACTGAGGTTAAATATCTACCGTTACTTTGGTGTGAACGAAGATGTCATCATGTCAAAGGCTTCCGGAGATTCTTGGGAAGCCTTTTATGAGTCTCGGCTTGAACCGTTCCTGATTGCGCTCGGTTTGGAACTGACAAACAAGATTTTCTCAGATCGGGAAAAGGGCTACGGAAACGAGATCATCTTTGAAGCAAATCGGCTGCAGTATATCAGCATGACAAACAAGTTGAACCTTGTGCAAATGGTTGACAGGGGAGCGATGACGCCGAACGAGTGGAGAGAAGTGATGAACCTGTCACCAATCGAAGGTGGAGATCAACCAATCCGCCGCCTTGACACTGCTCCAACAACCGTTACGGCGGACACATCAAACAAAACAAAGGAGGTGCCTGATGATCAGTTTGGATCGGATGTATCGACCGTTTGAGGTCAGAATTTCAGAAGGCGCGTCCAGCGTTGAGGGATACGCCGCAACCTTTGAACAACCGGCCGTCATGTATGAATACGAAGGAGTGCAGTACAAGGAAGTCATTGACAGGCAAGCATTCAACAACACCTTGATGGCAGACGTGGTCCTGAACTTCAATCACGGGGGCAAACCGGTAGCCAGAACGAAAAACAAAACGCTGATGCTGGAAGTTGACTCAGTAGGATTGAAAATCACGGCAGACTTGTCCGGAACAGATGAGGGCAGAAAGCTATATGAGGAAATCAGAGGCGGATACATCGACAAGATGTCATTCGCCTTTGTTGTATCCGATGATGGCGAAGACTACGACAAATCCACACATACTCGGAGGATAACGGCAATCAAGCGTCTGTATGACGTTTCTGCGGTGGATCTCCCAGCATATGACAGCACATCGATACAAGCGCGGAGTTTCTATGAGGCGGAGGCCGAACGGGAACGGGTGGAGGCCCGAAACGCGTTGGATATGGCGAAAGCCAAATATTTCTATGGAGGTATGGGATGAACCTGGAAGACATGAACCTTGAACAGGTGACGAAACGGATCGCTGATCTGGACACCGAAGTCAGAAACGCAAAAACCGTTGAGGCTATTGAGGCCGCGACGATTGAAAAGGCTGACCTCGTTGCTAGAAAAGCGGAACTGGATGACCTGGAGACACGAAAACTGACTGCGCTGAATATCACCGCAGGAACGACCACCATGAAAATCGTGGAGGAAAGAAAGGAATCAACCGATATGGAAATTGAAAAAATGGGCAAGGACGAACTCGTCGCATCTGCTGAATACCGCAACGCATTCCTGAAAAACCTCATGGGCCAGCCTCTCAATGAAGTTGAGAAGCGCACAACTGCCGCTGTGGCATCTGTTGATGTCTCTGGCGCTATTCCCACCATCACCAACAACCAGATCATGACCAAGTTGATTCAGTCTGCTCCGCTTCTCTCTGAAATCACGCTCCTGCATGTTGCCGGTAACGTCAATTTTGCAGTTGAAAACGCCAATGCTGCAGCTGGTATCCACTCTGAAACTGGCGAAATCACCGGCGCTGCTGACACCCTTGCCACCATCAGCCTTGCCGGTTTTGAAATCTGCAAGCTGGTCCGCATCTCTGCCAGTGTCAAGACGATGACGGTTTCCTCGTTCGAATCTTGGCTCACTGACATCATCGCTGCCAACATTGCCCATGCTATCGAAAACCTGCTTATCAACGGCACCGGCTCCAGCCAGCCGAAGGGTATTGACTACGCGGAAACTTGGTCTGATGGCTCCAACGGTGTCAACTGGGCGTCCACCAATCCCACCTATGCCGAACTGTGCGAACTGGTTTCCTATCTTCCTGGTGGATACATGAGGAATGGCAAGTTCCTGATGAACCACAAGACCTTCTGGAGCCAGATCCAGCCCATCCGTGACGATTCCAAATACCCGGTTGTTTCCAACGATGGCGGCATGTACCGCGTGATGGGCATCCCGGTGCTGTTCTCTGACTACGTGCGCGATGGCGATATGTTCCTCGGTGACTACAAGCAGATCGTTGCAAATCTCGCTCAGGACGTGACCGTTCGCTCCTCAGAGCATTCTGGTTTCAAGTACAACAGCATTGACTACCTCGGCACCGCA